GGCGCGGCGGTTTTCGGGGGCTTACACCGGCACGAGTGGCACGTTAGCTTCGTACGTGTTGCACCTCGTCGACACGGTGCGACATCTCCAGGAGGAAAATCAAATGCTACGAGACGACAACCGCGAGCCCGGCACGAGCCCGGCCGAGCAGCTCCTCGAGGTCGCCCAGGCGACGGTCCGCCAGCGGCGGGCGACGTACGGTCCGCCGGGCGAACACTTCGCCCGCACCGTCGCGATGGTCAACGGCCTGCTCGGGGACCGGCTCCGGTCTCCGCTGACCGCGGCCGACTGGGCACAGATCATGATTCTCGACAAGCTGGCCCGGCATCAGGGCGAATCGAAGACCGCCGACACAACGGTCGACCTGGCCGGCTACGCGGCCTGCCTGGCGGAGTGCGAGGCGGCAGACTAGCAGCGGTCGTATCGGTTGTCGGCCGCCGGATTGGAACTTCGTGCACCTCCGGGGACAGGACGGCGACGATGATCAGCCTACGCCGACTGTGCCGGTGGTTCCGGGTCCGGCCGGAACACGCGCGGCATCGCCTGCCACGCCTTCGGGCGGCGTGAGTCGACGACGCGCGGGTCGAGGTACGAGCGCCGCGTGATCCGGTCGGTCGAGTGCCCGAGGTACGCGGTCGCGTCCAGGCCGGCGGCCGCCAGGTGGGACGCCGTCGATCGCCGCAGGGCGTGGAACTGGACGTCTCGGCCGTCGCCGAGCCCGGCCCGCCTGGTGATCGTCTTCCAGCGTTTCCGCAGGGCGGTGCCGCTGGCGACCCACCAGAACACGGTCGGCCCCTCGTGACGCGTTACAGCGTCTAGGAGGTCTGACGCCTCGGGGGAGAGCTCGTACACCCGCTCCTGCCTGCGGCCCTTCCTGATCGAAGCAGGGACCGTCAGCGTGGGACGCTGCCAGCAATGCCGCGGCGTCTTCAAGATCGCGTTGATCCGCTCGCCGGTTTCAAGGCCGACGGCGATCAAGGCCCGGAAGAACGTGCCGGCAGGGACCGGCCCAACCCAGCCCCACGCGTACCGGGCCGAGTCCGCCAGGCGGACCAGCTCGTCGACAGTGAAGGCCCGCGGCACCGACTGCGGCACCAGCTCGGGCGCCACCGTCGGCCGCAGCTTCACAAGCCCGCGGCCCTGGGCGAGGTTCCAGATCGCCAGCAGGCCGGACCGCTCGCGGGCGACGGAGTTCGGCGACTTCTTCTCGGCCATTGCCGCCAGCCACTGCGAGACGACCAGGTCGTCGAGGTCGTCGAGCAGTGCCGGGCGGCCGAGCCATCGCGAGAACTGCGTGACGGCGTGACGCAGGAGGCGGACGCTTTCGGGCGAGCGGCCGCGGAGACGGAGCGGGACGTAGACGGTGGTCAGAAATGCTTCGATTGTCATAGCGTGATCCTCCTCGACATAGGGATAGGTCACGCTTCCGTGCGGGGTTGCTCCCTTCCATGTGGAGTGCCGGTCGTGAGGGTTGCGCCGGTTAGCGCTGCACGGCTGGTCAATGGATGGTTCGCTCCTGTCCCCGCCACTTCCAATGGTTTCAATCCTGCCCCGGATTGAGGCCCGTCCGGCAGAAGGACACGCCGGCCGGCCACGCGGGCGGACGGCTTGTCCCAACCGTCCGCCCCGATACGCTCGGAGGCATGACAGTGGCAGTACGACTCCCGCCCCGCAGGCTCTGCGGAACCGCCGAGGCCGCCCGTATCTACGGCTGCTCTATCCGCAACATCCGAGTCCTAGCGGAGGCTGGGCAGATCTGGTCGCAGAAGGTCTCGGCCAGGTCGATGCTCGTCGATGCCGACGAGATCGAGCGGCTGGCCCGCGAGCGAGCCCATCTCCGGAAGGCCGGAAAGCTCGGCGGCCGCCGGCCCCAATCGGCCTAAAGTCTCCCCCGTTTCCCGGCCGAAAAAAATGCTGTTGACGAATTTCCCACGCGGGAATATTGTCTCCGCTCGAACGTCAAGGAGGACGACCGATGAACGTCGATCTTTGGATTCAGATTCTGGTTCTCGTGCTGCGAGTGTTCGCGGCTGGCTCAATCGAATAGCCCACAAAGGAAGAACGCATGGACGCCCACGCCAACGAATACGCCGGAGCCGTCGCCGGCATGAACGAGACCTACCGCCCGGCGGTGAACGAGCCGGCCATCGGCGACTTTATCTCCGGCATCACCTGCGGCAAGCGGTGGCACGGCCGCGTCGAGTGGTGTGAAGGGAATCGAGTCACGATCAACGTTGGCGGCGGCTGGCTGGCCGTGCCGGTGGCGGACATCACTCACTGATCGCCACCGGCAAGGACGCCAACCATGCTTTCCCGACGACCGCACCACCGCGAAGCGATCAAGCAGGAGGAAGCCCGCGCGCGGGCCTACCACCGTGAGATCGTCTTCGCACCGATCCGGACGGCGAAGAAGTACCTCGCGTTCCTGAGAGACTTTCGGCCCCTGTCGCCGATGGACGCGGCCTTCCGTCTGCGGCTGCGGGCGGACCTCGAGGAGGCCGAGCCCTACCTGACCGATGAGGAAGGGACGGTGCGCCTATGAGCGTCCTGGTCTTCTGCCTGATGGCCGGCGCGCTCGTCGCCTACCTGGCAACAACGAATCACGAAGACGCCGCCCCGCCGGAGTGCGGGCGGCGGGGATGCCGGCGGAGTGCCGGATGGCAGGGATGCGATCACAAGCCGCGGACCGACGGATCGGCGAGCGGCTCTTTTCACGAGGAGGACTGACGGTGAGTTTCAAGAAAGCCAGTAAGGCACAGGCGAAGCTCCGGCTCGGGCTGATTGGACCGGCCGGCAGCGGAAAGACGATGTCGGCCCTGCGGATCGCCGCGGGCCTCGGCGGGCGGGTTGCGGTGATCGACACCGAGCGCGGCTCGGCCAGCCTGTACGCGGGCGAGCGTGGCATGGACTTCGACGTCTTGGAGCTCGACACGTACGAGGCCGAGAACTTCATCATCGCCATCAAGGACGCGGAGGCCGCCGGCTACGACGTCCTGATCATCGACAGCCTGTCGCACGCGTGGGCCGGCAAGGGCGGGATTCTGGAGTTCGTCGACAAGGCGGCTAAGCGGTCCGGCGGCGGGTCGTTTGCCGGCTGGCGGGACGCTACGCCGCTTCACAACCAGCTCGTCGACGCGATTCTCGGGGCGAAGCTGCACGTGATCTGCACGCTCCGCTCGAAGGTCGAGCACGTCGTCGAGCAGGTGAACGGCCGGACGCAAGTCCGGAAGGTCGGCCTCCAGCCGGTCCAGCGGGACGGCCTTGAGTACGAGTTCACGATCGTCGGCGACGTCACTCAGGACCACGAGCTGATCATCACGAAGACCCGGGCCGCCTGGCTGAAGGATCAGATCATCCGCGAGGCCGGCGAGGAGCTGGGCCGCAAGCTGGCGGCGTGGCTGGCGGAGGGATCGGTGCCGGTGGAGTCGCGCGTCTTCGAGCCTGCGGTGGCGCCGCCTCCGTCGGACGTGCCGCTCTTCCAGCAGATCCGCGAATACATCCTGACCGCGAAGAGCGTCCGCACGCTGGGACGGATCGGCGATCGGATCGACGAGCTGTCGAGCGACGGGCAACTGACGGCCGACCAGGCCGCGGACCTCAGGGGATTGGTGGGCGTCCGCCATGACGAGATCGAGCCTGTAACCACGAAGGGAGCGACGTGATGGATTACGACTTCGGGACGGACGAGGCCCCAGCGGAGCCGAAGGCGAGGGCTGATCGCGAGCCGCTGACCGACGGGCGGTACGAGCTGCAAGTGATGCGGGTCCAGCAGGAGCCGGGCCGCCTGGTCGTGGCCCTCGCTCACGAGGACGACCGCTGGGCGTGGGTCTGGTTCAAGCCGCCCCACGATGCCGGCTGGGCGAAGCCGATCGTCGCGAGCCTGGCGACCGCCTGCGGGCTGTCGAAGGCCCAGTGGCTGGCGCTGGACCCCGGCGACCTGGTCGGCCGACGCGTCGCGGCGGAGGTCTACCAGAAGGTCGGCGGCAACGGCGTGACGTGGGTCAACGTGAGCAAGTTTCACGAGGCCGCCCCGATCGAGCCGGTGAAGAAGCCCCAGCCACGGACGGCCGGGGAGAGGGCGATGAAGGCCGCGATGGAAACGACCCACGATGACATCCCGTTTTGACCGTGACGAGCTGCACAACGGCAACGGCGGCACGCGCCGCGTGCCCGACCCGGGGCCGCTGCTGATCTGGTGGCGGTGCCGGAAGATTCAAAAGACCTGGACGGAAGAAGACCGACAGCGGCGCCGCGACGGCGGCGTCGAGCATGGCAAGCCCCGATGGCACTGGACGCGAGGACGTGAGCATGGATCGCATTGAACGGACACGGCAGCAGGCCGAGGACTGGGACGCCGCGATGGCGGATCTCAATCGCGAGCGCGACCCGGCCTATCAGGCCGAGTGCCGGGCGGAAGACGAGGCCCGGCGGAAGTGGTCGTCGCTGCCACCCAGCCGGGCGGCCGACGGCACGCGGACAAGCCACATGACCGAGGAGCAGATCTTCCAGGCCGACCTCGAGGAAGGCAGAGCATAAGACAACGCCCCGCCCTGGGCGTCGAGCTGCCGCCTCACCCGGCAGCGTGGGTCGCGGAGCGGGAGTCGCGCAAAACCACCGCAGCCGGGGCGAGCGCAAACCAATCCTCCACCGCACGTAACCCGACCGACCGCCCCACGTCACGGGGCACCACATAAGGAGCAGACGATGCCAGCACGAAACCAGCCCATCCCGGCCGACCGGCTCCGCAAGTACCTGGCGGAGGGAATGACCGTCAAGGCGATCTGCGAGCGGACCGGGAAATCCGACGTGGCGGTCTACTCGCAGATTAAAGCGGCCGGGATGCAATTCAACCGCGTGAAATCAAGGCGAGAGCCGAAGCAGTGATCGAAGAAATGGATAGCCCTGTTCTGTGCATGTATTGCGGCCGCAACCAATGCGTTGACGGCTGGCGAGTGTGCGCTGCATGTGACAAGCAAAACACGAAACGCAGGCTTCGCGCTCGCGCTAGTTACTGGAGGCGGCAAAACCAACGAATGAAAGGCTGCAAGGCGTCGAGCGGGTTACTGTCCGCGGAGAGCGACGAGCAGCTCGGCCTGTGGTCTGCGTGCGTAAGGGCTTTGGAGGATGTCGACTGAATGAATGTTGAAGACATTGCGGAGACGTTTGGGTTGTCAATCGAAGAAGTGGAGCAAACATTGAAGACACTTGAACACAAAGCACTCGTTGTCCGCGGACTGAGAACACATCCGGCGGCCGACGCCTGGCCGATGATGGATCGCGAACGATATGCAGAGTTGCGTGCCGACATCGCCACAAACGGACAGCGCGAGCCGATTACGCTTTTCGACGACATGATCCTCGACGGCCGGAACCGATACCAGGCGTGTATAGAGTTGGGCATCGAGCCGATCACGCGAGAGTATTCCGGTGACCCGTGGGCTTTTGCGTGGTCGCTAAACGGAACGCGTCGCGACCTTGAGGCGACCGTGCGGGCATTGATCTACAGGCGATGCCAAGAAGGGTCTGAGAAGTGGCGCAAGCGGCTGGCGAAGATCGCCGAGGATGGCAACAGGAAGAAATCAGAAGCGGCTGCGGCAGGAAAGGTCGGCCGTGCAGCAGCAAAATCGAAGAGTTCAGACGCATCTCACGATGATGTGCGTCTAAAAAAGAGCGGAAAGAACGTCGCGCTGCCGGCCCGCGCCGCCGACGCGAAGGTGTCGCCTGCCACGATGGCCCGTGCAGACCAGATCGCAAAGCGGCCGGACCTCGAGGAGAAGGTCGTGGCCGGCAAGATGAAGCCGGCGGAGGCCCTGCGGGAGATCAGAAACACCGAGCGCGAGCGGATCAAGCGAGAGGCGGTTGAGCATCTGTCGGAGCGAGAGGCTGAGTCGTTCGGGATCCAGCATTGTTCGCTGACCGAGTGGAACGCCCCCGCTTGCCAGCTTGTGTTTACCGACCCGCCATATCACGACAAGCACGTCGAGCGTTTCCGCGAGCTCGGCCGGTTTGCGATGGAACATCTAGACGCAGGACGGTTCCTCTGTACTTACACCGGAAAGCTACGGTTGGCCGATTGCATTAGCGCCGTTATGCAAGCCGGTCTTGAGTGGGTTTGGATCTTCTCGGTGTACCACCCCTTCAGCAAAGAGAAGCACCTCGGAGGCGTCTACAACATCGCCGAGAACTGGCGGCCCGTGCTGGTGTTTCGCAAGCCAGGCCCGGTGTGGAGCCCGAGGTTTCAGCAGGACGTCGTGCGGGGCGAACGCAGTAAGTCGCATCACGATTGGTCGCAAGACGAGCAAACGCCGGAGCAGTTGATCCAGGCGTATAGCCATGCAGGTGAGACCGTGCTGGATCCATTCTGCGGCGGCGGAACTACGCCGCTCGTTGCGAAGCGTGTCGGGAGAAAGTGTTTTGCGTGCGATGTGGACATCGCCGCTGTTGCAATGGCGACGGATCGCATTCGTGGCAATCAAGGACGCTAAAACAGGCCGGCACAGGTGGTACGAGGCTGATCACGGAATTCAACGTGACCCGCTCAGGGATGCAATCCGTGACGAGCTGCCAACAAGCGGCCAGGGGTGGACCGTCCTTGACGTTGACCTTCGAGTATGCCTTTTCGGTGACGCTTTAAAGCGTCCGCGAAGCGCTGATGGCTGGCTCATCGAGTTTGAAGCAAAGAAGAATGGCGCCGAGTTGAAGTGGTCGCAGGCGTGCGTAATGAAGCTGGCGGACAGGCTTGCGACGGCGAGCGACAAAGAAGGAAAGCACTGGGGAGGATGCTGGCTTTTGCAGATTCCAGACGACATCGGTGCTGGTGAGTTTCGTCTGTTCCGGCCCCTGACCGGAGAGCGCGGATTATGCGTTGGCGTTTCTGGGTTGCGTGAGTGGATCGCATCAAGGGCACCTAAGGATTGAAGTAAAAAAGGAGCGAATGGTGAGCAGCGAAACGAGGCCCTACATAGTCAATGGTGACGGATCTGTGGAGTGGCAGTGCCACAGGTGCGCGGAGCCGATTCTGATTTACAAGGACGACGTGATGACCATCGTCGTCGGCGAAGGCGGCGTTGTCGCCGGGGTGCTGTGCGAGTTGTGCGCGAGGAAGCCAGCGGAAGGGGCCGAAGCATGACCAGAGACTTCGACGACCTTTTCGGCCAGTTGCCGGATGTTCTCCTCCGCTGCGAGGACGGCAAGCTCGTCTTCGACAAGTCGCACCCGCTGGTCGCGGCCGCCGTCGCCGCCAGCCGCGAGTTCCTGGCAGCGGGTGGAACGCGAAAGGATGTAGATCGGATCGTCGCCGACGTCTTCGCGGACGTGAAGAAGGTGTCGGACGAAGACAGGAGGCGACTCAATGGCCGGTGAGTGGGTCCCCTACGACGTCTGCCTCCCCCACAAGCCCGAGGTCCTCGAGCTCGTGGACCGGACGGGCCTGCCGGTCGACCAGGTGGTCGGCCGCCTGGTCCTGCTCTGGGGCTGGGCCTCGCTCAACAGCTCGGACGGGACGGCAAAACTGTCCGTCCGGCTGCTGGCCCGGCTCTGCGGGGGCGACGAGGAGTTCTGGCAACACGTCCAGGCGGTAGGCTGGCTCGTGATCGACGCGGAGAACGGAACTGTGGCGATCCCCGGATGGGAGCGTCGGTTCTCTAAGTCCGCAAAATCACGGGCTTTACACGCTGTCCGGGCAGACGGTGCGCGGCAGCGCACTACCCCGTGCGCTTCGGCGCACTCACGACCGGCGCGTCGCGCACCAGAGAGAAGAGATAGAGGAGATAGAATTTCTTCTTCTTCCCCCGGTGGCGCTGCGCTTGGGGAGGAGGACGCCCAGCCTGCCGGCTGGGACACGCTACGAGCCGCCTGGAAGGCCGGAAAGGGTCGACCCTGGCAACTGCCGACCCCGCCGGACAAGGCGGCCGACAGGCTCGCGGAGGAGGGCTGGTTCGAGAAGGCCCTGGCGGCGATCGACCGGCTCCCGGCCTGCAAGTACTTCCGGGACCCGGTGACGCTGCCGCAGTTCGTGGCGGCCGGCTTCGTGGACAAGATCCTCGGCGGCCAGTTCGACAACGCCCGGGAGCAGTCCCGCGGCCCAGCCCGGTTCGACGACCGGCCGCCGCCGCAGGAGTGGACCGGCGACGACGCCGCGGCCTTCGAGCGGACCAAACGAGCGATGGCAGAAAAACTCCGGGCGATGGAGTCCGGGGTCGGTTCGGTTGATTCCTAAACGAAAGGACTCGTATGCGTTTTCTCAACGGATTGATCCTGTCCCTCCTGCTCTGCGGCGCCGCCGCGGCCGAGACGACGATCGTCGCGCGCCGCCCGGTGATCGTGACGGCGCAGGATCACGCCCTGGTCCTCGCCAGGCGGGGGACGCTCGTCCACTCGTCGTGTAACCAGACCGAGGGGATCGGCTGCGGGGCGACGGCTCAGTCGGCTCGGGAGAATTGCTGTTACTACCGCGACGCCCTGGCAGGCCGCCGCGTGATCGTCGACGAAGGCGTCGCGTACTCGACGACGGCGCGCCGCTGGTTCGCGGTGATCCGCTACCGCTGATCGACCAGGTCGCCGCCCTGTCTGGCGCTGCAGCGCCGGTGCAAAAGCTTCCGCACGGAGGCACAGGGCGGCCACCGGTCGGCGGCGCGTCGTGGACTGCGAAGCGGCGCCTTTGGATATACCGTGGGTATATCGGCAGGAAGCGGATAGAAGCGACGGCGAAACTTCGACGCCGGCGGATCCTGGGCGACGATGACGGCGAAGGGAGTCGCCCATGCAGACCGTGACGAAGGAGCAGCTCGCCGAGCTGGCCAACGGCGTTTTCACCGGCGCCGACGCCGACGACATCCCGGAGAAACTCTGGGTCGACGAGTACGTCCTCGGCGAGCAGCTCTACCTCCGCGGCACGTTCACGCGGTCCGCGAGCGTGACGGCCCTCGCCCTGCTCGTCGCCCTCGCCCGGACGGTCGACCAGACCTACGGGACCGACCTCGTCGTCGTCCTGTACGTCGACGACATCGAATGGGCCGAGCTCGAGGAGCGGAACCGCCGGTTGAACCTCGTCCTCTAGGGATTGATCCAAGCCGGGCCGGCGCCACGCTGGCGGCATGGACGCGATCACGTTCCACGTACCCGGCCAGCCCGTGCCGCAGCCCCGCCACAAGATCAGCACCTGGGGCGGTCGAGGTCGCGCGTACATCGAGGCCCGGCACCCGATCCACGCGTACAAGCAGGCGATCATCCTGGCCGCGAAGCTGGCGGGACGAAACCGGAGGGAGGGGGGGGGCGTCTCCCTGGAAATAAATTTCGTGTTTGCCCGGCCGCCCTCGCACTGGACGAAGTCGGGCCTCGCGAAAGGCGCCCCGGCGATCCCGCCGAAGTGCGACTGGGACAACCTCGGAAAGGCGGTCTCCGACGCGATCACCGACTCGGCGGCGATCTGGATCGACGACGACCAGGTCGTCGAGGCTACCGTCCGGAAACGCTACGCCGAGCGTGGCGAGCTGCCGGGCACGACGGTCACCGTCCGGAGCGTCTGACGTGGGCGAGACCCGCTACCTGCCGCGCGAGATCGAGCGGACGCTCCGCAAGCTACTCCGGCGCGGCTGGACGCGAGACGAGGCGGCCGCCGAGGTCGGGATCACGCGGTCGACGCTCGAAGCCCGGCTCCGCGACCAGCTCGCCGACGTCCGCGTCGGCCAGGGCCGCCGGGAGCGGAAGCGGCGGACCTACGTAGACCCGACGCCCGCGGAGATCGAGCAGCGGGCCGCCGAAATCCGCGCGGCGTGGACGGACGACGAGCTGCACGAGCGACGGCTGAACTTCAACCCTCTCCCCGACTGAAGGACACTACCAGCATGGCAACCGCTGAAAACCTGCCGGGTTCGCTCAATCTCGCCATGCGTGCCGGCGACGAGTTCTCGACGGCGATCGACTTCTCGATCTCGACGACCTCGTACTCGTGGACAGCCCAGGTCTACTCCCTGCTGACCGGCGCCACGCTCGCGACGCCGACCGTGACGGTCACCAACGCCGGCGCCGGCCAGCTCTCGGTCTCGCTGACCGAGACTCAGACGACCGACCTCGGCCGCGGCTCGTACGGTTGGCGGCTGGAGGCGGTCGCCCCCGGCAGCGTGAAGCGGACCTGGCTGGACGGCATCTGCGAGGTCGTCGCGTGAGCGTCGAGGTTACCGCCAGCTCGTCGCAGATCACGGCGACCGCCAGCGGCTCGGCCGTCCAGGCGGCCGTCGGCTCGACCATCGTCTCGGCCTCGAGCTCGGGCGGCATCGGCCCGCAAGGGGCGCAAGGGCCAGCCGGCGACGACGCGCTTTGGAACTTTCAAGGCGTCTGGTCTGGCGGCACGATCTACAACGTCGGCGCCGTCGTGACCAACGGAGGCGAGACCTGGTACTGCCTCCGTTACGCGCCGGCAGGCTACGGGCCGTTTGGTGGGTACATCGACGACTACTGGACGCTTTTAGCGAAAGCTGGCGACCCCGGCGCTCAAGGGGAGCCAGGTTCGGCCGGCGAGTCGGGTGTCGTCGGTGTCTCGGCACCGATTACGAACAGCGGCACAAGCACGGCGGCCTCGCTCGGGCTTTCGTTTGGGAGCGGCCTCGGGGTGATCGACGGGACTCTGATCGTCGCCTCGGTCCCGCAGTCCAGCGTCAGCGGCCTGTCCGACACGCTGCTCCTGAAAGCCAACGCGACTCATGCCCACGGCTCAATCACCAGCGACGGGAAGATCGGCACCACCAGCGGCCGCATCGTCGTGACGACCTCCAACGGCTTGCTGACGACTGCCGCATCGATCGCGCTCTCGCAGCTCTCGCAGTCGTCGGCGACGACCGGGCAGGTTGCCGCATGGAACGGCTCCGCTTGGGCACCTGCGGCGGCCGGTGGCTACACGCTCCCCAACGCCACGACCTCAACGCTGGGCGGCGTGATCGTCGGAACGGGCCTGGGCGTCACGACCGGCACGATCTCGGTCTCCTACGGCAGCTCAAGCTCCACGGCCTGCGTTGGGAACGACGCGCGGCTCTCGGACGCCAGGACGCCCACGGCGCACAATCAAGCATGGTCAACGATCACGAGCACGCCGACCAGCCTCTCCGGCTACGGGATCACCGACGCCGTTGGCTCGTCCGACGCCAGGCTAACCGACTCCAGGACGCCGACCGCACATACCCACGGGCTCGGCGACCTGACCCAAGGCGGCGCGACCAACGGCCAGGTGATCGCGTGGAGCGGCTCCGCGTGGGCGCCGGCGACCGTTTCAGGAGGAGGGGGGGGGAGTACCTCTGCCTCCGATTTGACGAGCGGCACGCTGGCCGACGCTCGGCTCTCCGACAAAGCACGCGCCGCAAATAACCTCTACCTCTGGAGCAATTTCCGCTAATGGCAACAAACCCAATCTTCGCCGCTACGCCACGGATCGCCAGCGTCAACATCGCGACCGCGAACGCGAACCGCGACGGCTCTGGCACAGTTGCCACGCTCATCACGGGAGTGGCGGCCGGGACTCGCGTGAGCGAAATCGTCGTCAAGGCGCGCGTGACAACGACGGCGGGACAGGTTCGCGTGTTCCTGCACGATGGCAGCTCGTTTTTTCTGCTCGATGAGATCGCCGTGACTGCGGCAACGGTGTCCGCGAGCGTGCAGGGCGTGCGCGTCAGCGCGACCTACAACAATCTCATCCTGCCGTCCTCCTCGTGGTCGGTGCGAGTATCCACGCACAACGCGGAATCAATTGACGTAATCGCTCTTGGGGCCGATCTCTGATGAACGTAGGCATCTATGGCCTCGGAGCGGCGACTGCGGCGGGAGGACCGTTCGGACTGAACGGCGTTCCCGCCCCGGCGACGATCCGCGCACTCGTCGTGGCCGGCGGTGGTGGGGGCGGCGGGGCAAACGCCAGACCCGCAGGCGGCGGTGGTGCTGGTGGCCTGTGGGAGCAGACGCTTACCATCACGCCGGGAGTCGCCTATAGCGTCGTGATCGGCGCGGGAGGCGCGGGCGGGCAAACGGGCGGAAACGCAGGAGCCGCTGGTAATTTTTCTCGGCTTGGTCCGCTCGTGGCGTTAGGCGGCGCGGGCGGCAGTGGGGGGGCAGGCAGCGGGCATAACACTGGCGCATCGGGCGGCGGCGGATCGTCGGCGGCTGTCTACGTTGGGACAACGTCCATGCTAAGTGTGCAGGGCAACAACGGTGCCAACGGGCAAATCAATAATTTTGCAGGCGGCGGGGGCGGTGCTGGCGCGGTGGGCGGCTCTGGCGGCGGCACGACAGGAGCATTTTTTTCCGGCGTAGGAGGCGCGGGGGCGGTGTCCACGGTGCCGGTCAGTGCGACAACCTATGCGAGCGGAGGGTCGGGCGGCGGCGGCACCAGCACGACGCGCGGCGCGGCACCGAGTGCAGGCGGCGGCGGTGCTGGGGCTGTAAATGCTTCAACGGCCGGCGAAGCTGGCACTGCAAACACGGGCGGCGGGGGTGGCGGCGGGGCGACATCGGCTGGGAATCCCGGTGCAGGAGGCAGCGGCGTCATCGTGCTGCGCTACTCGTCGCTCCTGCAAGTCCGAATCGGCTCGGGGCTCACCTACTCAATCGCGAGTGCGGGCGGCGATCAAATCGTCACGATCACGGCCGGCACCGACACGATTTCATGGAGTTGATCGATGGCACACTACGCATTTCTTGACGAGCAGAACGTCGTTGTTGAGGTCATCGTCGGCAAGGACGAAGGCGACGGCACTGATTACGAGTCGTATTACGCGACCGTTCGCGGTATGAAGTGCCTGCGGACTTCATACAACACGCGGGACGGCGTGCATCTATACGGCGGCACGCCGTACCGCGGAACGTACGCCGGGATCGGGTACACGTTCGACGCAAGCCGCGGACCCGACGGCGAGTTCGTCGCACCGGAGTGATCATGCCGAGCGCGATCCGCAACTGGAGACCGACGCGTCCGCGCTGCTCACCATCGAAGGAGCGGGCGCACTACGTCTCGGCCGAGTGGCGAGCGATCCGGCAGCGGATCTTGATCCGCGACGCGTACACGTGCGTCGCCTGCGGTCGCGTGATCTACGGACCGAAGGCCCACGTCGATCACATCAAGCCTCTCGAAGAAGGCGGCACCGACGCCGCGGAGAATCTTCAGACGCTGTGCGAATCATGCCACGGGCGAAAGACACGGTCCGAGCAGTCGCGACGAGGGCTGCTGTGATACACGTCGTCACCGGTCACATCTGCTCTGGGAAGAGTACGTTCGTCCAAGAGAACGCCGGACCCGACGACGTGATCGTCGATATGGATCTGATCGCCTCGGCGATCTGCCGAGAAGAGACAGAGCATCACGACTACCCGGGGCACGTTGCCGACATCGCACGCGTCCTCCGTTGGTTTGCAATCGACGAAGCGGTGAGGATGCAGAAGCGGAAGCGGTTCGACGTATGGATCGTCCACGCGTACCCCGACGCGTCAGACGTCGCGAGGTATCGCAGGCTCGGAGCGTCGATCAAAGAAATGCACGAAGACGAAGAGACGCTGATCACGCGAACAAAAGCAGAACGACCGCCGCGGGCGCTCGTAACACTGCGGAAAATGCTAAAGGCTGCCGGTTTGTCATGCCCCCCCCCCCCCCCC